CAGTCTTGGCGAGACGCTGTTGAGATTGCTTGACTATGCTCGACTGTGGCTGCTTGGAGATCGTGCCTGGGCGTGCCGTGGGCGTCGAACTCTTTACCGGCTTCAAGTCTTTACGCTTTGCGATCATGGAATCGTATGCCGCCAGCTTTCGCAGCGCCAACAGAATCCGGTGGTCTCGCACATTGTTTAACTCTTGCTCGGACAGACCAATTGCTTTGCCTGCTGAAATCCAGTCCTGCTTGGCTTTCGCGGCAGTCTTGGCGTCCTTCAGTTCCGGAGCTTGCGACAGCAGCAATTCTTTTTCTCTGGACAATTCATCCTTGAGAAAAGCGTTTTGCTCTTTCGACTGCTCATGGGCCAAACGCTGCTGCTCTGACGCAATTGCCGTCATCCTTTCAGCATTCGACCGCTGCAATTCACGCTGCTTCACCCATTCGATAGGGTCCTCGTTGTAGAGGTAGTCCATATCAACTTGGGGAGTTGCTTGCGTCAACTGCTCCTGCAAAGCACCTAACAGTTGAGCGTATTGGGCACGCTCGGATCGCACAGACTCAAACTCGGCTTGAGCTTGCTTACGCTCATTGGCCAGCGCTTGGGTTTTGCGCGTGTAGTCTTCAGTCCTTGAGTAACCCTTTTGCAATTCTTCCAGCGACACCTCAACGTCCTTGCCGTCAACTTTGACGGTGAACTTGGATGGCTGTTCCTCCTGCTCGGGCTCCTCATCTTCCTCTGACTCTACGTCTTCAGATTCCACCTCTGCCGCGTCATCTTCAGCAGAAACTTCCTCATCAACGGTTTCGGGCTCATCGCCCATCAGCGCCTCGGGCTCTTGCTGGTTCCCGTCTCCGGACAGCATCGACTCGATGGCATTTGCGGCTTGTTCAGCCGTCATGGCTTGCGAAACACTGGCCGAGGCCGTGGTGTCATTGCTCATGTAATTAATCCCTAGTTTATCAAATATTCATCTTTTGCAGTTGTTTCTTGGCGATCTTTCCATCGTCAACAAATACTTGCAGCTTGGTTTTCAAATCATCCAGCACTCGCAGGCTCATATAAACCTGTTCGCGCTTTGCAGACTCGTCAACTTTACTTGTTTTCCAGTGGCTTGTGTATTGCATTTCAAGTTCATTAAATGCAGCCATCAATACATCGTTGCCAAGCAACTGCTCGGCCCGAAAACCCAAATCAATCTTTTGCTTCATTGTGCGGGCATCCCTGTTTGCATTTGAATCTGTGCATTACGGTCACGCTCAATCTCGGCATTCAGTGCGATCTCATTCAACTGCACGCCGTACTTGAGTTCTAGTTCCCGAATCTTCACATACTTGTCAATTTCCATCTTATCGCGCTCACGGTCATCCTTGCGGATCATGTCTTCGCGCTGCAATTGCAGGTCGGCAGCTTTCTTCTGGATATCAGCCTCAATGGACTTGACCTGCACCTGAGCCAGCATCTCCTCGGGGGATGCCTTTTGCTCTGGCGCTGGCGGCTGGTAATCGGCAGGAATAGCGTTGAAAAACTGGCTGGAATCCTTAAAACCAGACAACTCGACCATCTTGCGCAAAGTGTTGGCGTACTGGGCAGGTGTGACCAGCGGGTTGTTTGGCCCCATCAGTTGCAGCGCCTGCTCTTGCTTGGCCGCAATCATGCCCAGCATAGACATCTTCTGCTCAGTGTCACCAGTGCCCAGCCCGACATTGATGGACACATCCATCGTCGCATCCCATGTGCGCGGGTCAACCTGTACCCAAGTATTACGCAGGCGGATCATGCGGGCCTTGTCCTGATTGGCCACGGTCAACTGGAGAATCTGCTTGAACAGCTTCTTCATGCCCTCGGCCAGAATGCGCGTTGTCAACTCCAGACGGCTCTGGCTGGCGCTGATGGTGGCGCTCACAGCGGCCTTGGTGCTCGACTGCAAGGCATCGGCATTCAGACCCATAGACGCACGGCTCATGCCGGTGCGGTCTTCCTTGATACCGTCCATGTATTCCAGCATCGGGAATGCTTGCTGACCAACAAACGGCATCGACAGGGCTTGCACCATACCAGGCGCACGCATCCGGATGACAGCGCCGGTCTCGTTGTTCAGCACGTCATCCATGTTGACCTGACCCTCAACCACGGCTGTGCGCGGGTGGATGGCTTGGGCCAAGCTGTCCAGCGTGTTGCGCAGGATGTCGGACTTGATCTCCTGCAAGTCCTTGGCGTAGTCATAGACGCTGTTGGCTTCCAGTGGGGAGGTGTGCGGCTCTGGGTCAAACGGAAAGTCAGCAAAGCCGATCATGTCAGCCGGCTCGTTGCGCAGGATCGTGTTGCCCTCACCGATGCAGCACAGCTTGCGCAGCTCGGGGATGCCGTCACCGTCGTAGTCGATGCGCATGAAGCCCTCGATGTACAGCACGCGCTGCATGTATGGGTTGCTGCTCTCGTTCATCGACCCGATGGTCGTGGTCGTTGGCCGGCGGCGCAGGTATTCCTCGTTGTTCTCAAAGTCGGTGCTGGTCACATACTCGCTGACTTCATCCTCCTCGTAGCCCAGCGAAATCAACTCAGCAATCGTCGCCATCTTGCGGTGGCCAACAAACGCTGCCGTCTCAATCGAACGAGCATTTCGGTCGATCAAGAACTCCTCTGGCGGCACGCCCTCAACACAGACGCGGCCTTCGGTAATCACGCGCTTGACTTCAACGTCGTACAGCTTTGGCACCGGCAGCAAGACCACTTGGCCGGTGGCCGGATCAACGGATGGCTGCGGCTCGCCAAACTCAGGATCGTCGTACTCTTGGATGATGGTCACAAAGCTGTCGGGCTCCTGCTCAATCAGCATCTTGGTGCCATCGTCCAGCCCCGTGTACTTCTCCACGCGCACCGTGGTGGTCTTGGCCCACCAAGTCTTCACAATGCCGCACTTGCGCACCAGCGCGTCCTTGAAGGTGCCATACAGCACCGTGAAGCCGGCGTTGTCTTGATTCAGGATGTAATTGGCGTAATCGGTAGCCTGTTCGGCTGCCGGCACATCCTGCTCGGTGCGGGGAACGTACTCCACCGTTTTCTCAGAGCTGAAAAACACCCGCATGATGCTGGGCAGCATGCTGTTCACCGTGTCGCGCACCTCGGTGGCCACGACTTGGCTCTGGCCTTCTTCCTCATTGCCGAACAGGTCGCCACGGTAATAGGCTGTGGCCTGCGCACGGTAAGGGCTCAGGTCGCTGTCGATGTAACTGATGGCGTCAGTGATCTCTGTGGCCACAATTGACTGTAATTCAACCTCGTCCATCGGCATGTCTTCGCCGGTCTCCTCGGCGCTCAACTCTGCCGTCTTGCGCTCAAGCGCCTCGGCCTTGCTCATGGGTGATGCCGAATACTCGTCATCCTTGGCCATGATCTCCTTGACGGCCTTGCGCATGTCTTTGTTTTTCATTTATCTGCTACCTTGTTAAGTACCTTGTCGAGTTTTTCGTCGAGCTTGTTAAATCGTGCGTCAATGTGGGTTGTCAGCTTGTCAACCTCGGACTTGGTGACATACTCCCGCGCCATCTCCTCGCGTGTCTTGTTCAGCAAGATTTCAAGACGCTTTTGCTCAGAGATGTGTTGTTGCATGTTCCACAGCAGCAAGCCGCCCCCAAGTGATAAGATCAAATTCCAAATCTGGACAACATCCATCATTTTTTCTTCACCCGCTTGGCTTCACTCAGTGCGATGGCCACAGCTTGGTCGCGGCTCTTGACCTTCTGGCCGCTGCTGGACTTGAGCTTCTTATCCTTGAACTCGCCCATTACCTTGGCGATCTTGGCTGCTGCTTTGGTGAATTTCATGATTAAAACGCCGTATTGGAAATTAGGAGCAGCTCAAACGAGCCGGAGATGGAAAAGTCAACCGCACCTGAGCTGCTTTTTGCTCGGTATTCCAAGTCAGTCTTTTCAGCAAAAACCAGCGGGTATGTGTAGATTTGCGAATGCGTGCCGTCAACAATGGTGATGCGCTCTTTGGATTGGAAGACTTGACCAAATGGCCTAGCCACCAGACGGCAATTTAGGCTTGCCTTTGTATTCCCGCCGTAGGCGGTGCTGATATTGTTTTGGGTCATGTAAGCCGTGAAGCCGGCTGGGATCGTATATACAAGCATCATGGTCTGGTTGTCGCCAAACCCATCAACCAGCGCGTACTTGTTGGCTGGCACGCCCGCAGTAACGGTGCCGGTGCCCATGTAGATGATGCCGGCATTAGCCCCACCAGACCCAGCAGACTGGACAATCATGCGGAATGCCCGCAGGTAGCTCTTGGTAGTGTTGACAGCCGTCTGGCCGTTAAGCGTAATAATCTCGTCGATCTCGTTGTAGTTGGCATCCAAACCGAACACCCGAACGGTCCGAGCGCCAGTGCCGGCTGCCGTGTCATTGGCGCTGGAACTGGACAATGTCATAACTGTGGCCGTTGCTGGGTATGCATAGATTCCACCCTGTGACCAGACTGTCTCCTCTGTGTTTCCTACAACATCGTTGTACCCGAACTTGAACACAGCCTTGTGCCGGTCAATTTGATCTCGCGCCACCTGCAAATTAAATGGCTCAGTCGTGTCGTTCAATGAAATCGATGGTGCAGAGATAGCCATGTCAACCCCTTGTCTTGTACAAGGCTCAATTTTCCACTATTTAAGCCAGTCGAGGGATGTTCCTGCGCAAGGGCTTGGACCATGAATTACCAGCCTTTGCGCCATACAGGCCGGTGGTCGCGTTGCTGGCAAAGGTCAGGATGAAGCTGTCTGCCACGTCCGGTGACTTCAAACCACGCTTTTTCATGTCATCCTTGGACTCGGCCTTGACCTTGCCGTTGCTGGCAAACGAGTACCGCAGGGATGCCAACTCGTCGATCAGCCTGGCATCGTTCGGCAGCCGGCAATCTCGCTTCTCCAACCACGCCTTGGCCAGATGCCACAACTCGGCCCGCAAATTAATGTACATCGCTCCGAAGCTGGGACTCTCGCTCACGTTGATGCCCCGAGCTGGTAGCCCCAACTCGCGCAGCCGGTCAACCACGCCGGCACCCAGTCCGATACTGTCCACCAGAATCTCGTCTGGCTTCTCGTCGGCCAGTGCCGACTCGTACTGGGCCACCACCGCCCCCGTCAGTTGCATCAGGTCCAGATTGCGCCAGACCTGCGGGGCCGTGCCCACCGAGTTCCCCCGCCGCTTGCACAGGCTGGAGCTGTCCATACCAAACCGCGCCACATCCAGCCCCCAGATCATGGGCGCAAACTTGCTCGGCTCAACATCGCGCTGCTTGGCCATCTCCAGCAACTCCATCGGGATGATGGTGTTGTCATCGCTTCTCGGGAACTCACCCAGCACCCGAATCCGGTACGCATTGCTCTCCTCACCGTAGCGCGACTTCATCTCGTTCACATAGTCATCGCTCACCCGTGGCGAGTCGGTGCAGTTCACCGCGAAGGTGGTCCACTCGTTGGCCAGCCGGTTGTGGGTGTCGTAGAAGAACCCGCTGGAACGCGTTGGGTTGCCCAGCAGCAGGGTGACAGCGCTGTGGCCGGACATCGAGCCGGCAGCCGCCTCAAACACCTGCTCAGGCACGCCTGACGCCTCGTCAGCCACCAGCATGACATGCTCGCTGTGGATACCCTGCAAGGCTTCCGGCTGCTCGGCCCGTGATGTACGCGCAGAGATAAACATCTCATCGGGTGCCGCGTTAAAAACGATCCGGTCCTGCTTGACGCTGACCAGTTCCTGCAATGGCTTGGGCATCATGCCGACCCAGCGCTTCAACTCGGCAAACATGGCGTCAAACAACTGCGCACTTGTCGGTGCCGTGACCACCACCTTCACAGGTGATCGGGTCATAAAAAACCACAGCATGGCCCACGAACTGGCCGTAGATTTGCCTACGCCGTGGCCCGAGCGCACGCTTATCTTACGGTCTCCACGGGCCACTGCGGCAAGAAATTTCTCCTGCCACGGGTCTGGGTCAACCCCGAGCACCTCCTTGACGAACAGCACCGGATCGTTGCGGTATCTGTCAACCCACTCGGCAAACACATTCTTTTTTGTCATATGCGTCAAGTTTACAGGCTGGGGCGTTTTTTTGGCAGCGGCGACCAGTGTGTGTAGAAGCTGGTATCGCCGTTCAGCGTGCCGTACTGCGCCACCCCGCCGATGGACAGCAATTGCAACTTTGCGCTTCTCGGCGTGTCGGCGTCAATCGGCATCCAGTACACATCGGTGGCCACCGCCACGGTCTTGCCAGAGTTCAGCGTGAAGCTGCTTGGCAGGTATTCGTCACCCACGGGCCACCGCCTTCTTGGAAACGATCTTGGCCCGTGCCTCACGCCTTCGCCGGTTGTACTCGCTCTGGTAGGTGTCAGGCTTGATCTCGCCCCTCTTGATCTTTTCCTCTGTCGTGTACGCCATCCAGTCAAATGGGCTTGTTGGTTTCTTTTTCATTGCAGTATTTAATGTGAAATTCATCGTTGATCTGACGCTGGCACAACTCGCAAATCGGCTTGCGAAAGATTTCGTCGTACCGTTTGGCGTAGTCGCTGTGGCTGACCGACAGCGGCCTTGGCGCCGAGCCCTTTCCTCCGTCACTCATGTTGGCTCTTTCAGAATAATCTTTTCCAGCACTTCCATTGACTCAAGCAATTCTTGGTCAATAAATGGCGGCAAATGATTTTTTGTACTGAAGGCCCATGATTCAAGTGCCGACAGTAATTTAAAAATTTTTAATGCGTCTGATCTGCTCATGTTGACTCCAGTCCACGGTCAAACGCCCACGCATTCGGGTCGATCTCTTTGATGGGTGCCGTCTCTCCGGCTGTCACGCATTTGCCGCCCGCGTTTGGCGTACTTACCGACCCTTGAGGTAATCCGTAAAAACCCTCGTTGTCGGCTGCAATCGGCGGTGTGCATGTGTTTTTCTCCTTTAGTTTAGCTTCGATGGCTAGATACTCGTCTTCCGATATTTCTAACAGCCATGTTGCCATTTCATCTGCACTACACAGTGGGCGTATAGCATCGTACATTTCCTTGTGTGTTAACCCTACCCACTCGCGCCTGTAGACTTCTTCCACGGGTATCTCCTGCGTGACGATGTTCTTTCCATTGAACCATGTCTTTGTGATGTGGGTGGTCATCGTGCATCCTGTGGTGGTGTGCATGTGTTTTTTTCCTTTAACTCGGCCTTAATCGCCTCACGCACTTGGGCAATCCGGCGCATGTACTCGATGGCTTTCTTGTTGTCTTGCAGTTGTGCCGCCACGATGGCAGGTGCTTGGATGAAATGCAAGTCCATCAAAAAACGGTTGGCATCCCGTAGGTCATCGGCTGTCATTTGGTGACCTGCCTTATTGCTGTTTCAATCAAACCTGAAAGCTCTGCCCACTCTGCTGCGGTGAACAGGCTCATGTGGAAGTCGTTGACCTGCGCTTCGTTTGGTGCAGCTTCCATGTTGCCTTCTGGGCGTGTTACGGTTGTGATGTGCAAGCCGTCCATCTCAATGGTGACTTCGGTTACTCGTGAATTGAATGTGCTCATGTCTTCTCCTGTGGCGGCGTGCATGTGTGAACCGTGGTCGGGTCAGCAGTGCGCTTCCCGCAGCGGGGGCAGAAGTTGCGCTCCTCTGGCTGTGCCACAGCTTCGCGCAGGGCGGCTTCGGCGCTCTCCACTTTCTCGTCGTCCAGCACCCAGCAAGACCCGGCCCCGTGCCATTCGATTGACTCCAGCGCCTCAAGCGCCAGCTTCAGTGCTTCGTCTTTAGTCATATCAATACCCCCACCGAACACGGAAACACACTAGCCAAAGGTGCAACACAAACTCATTGCCACTGGCTATGAATCCCACGGCAAAGCACGGCCACTTGCGGGGCCAGAACTCAGTTATCAGGTGCAGTTTCTTGTTCATTCCAAGCCTCCTTCCATAACCCACTGCTCGGCTTTCTTGGTCATGAACAAGCCCTCGGCGCGGGTCATCTTTGACGACCTGACAATGAGCACGCCCGCTGAGTCATAGCCAAGCACCAGCACATCAGTAAGCTCCTTCATTAGGGCCGAGTTCAGCGCCTGCTCGGCTGTGTAGTTGACGCTGGCTGGCAGCGAGATGACAGTCATGTTGTTCATATCTTCTCTCCTTCTCCGTCTTTGCGGTTGATCTCTACAGCGGCGTGCTTGTAGTAGTTGTGGTATGGCGAGGCTTTGTTGTGCATGTACAGCATCAGATTGGTGATGCGGCGGCGCTCATCAGCACGGACAAGGGCGGCGAAGTGTTCAATGTCACCATGCAGGGTCAGACCGTTAGCCTCAATCAGTTTAAATACATCAGTCATGTGTTCTTCTCCTTAATTTGTACTTCAATAGCCCAGCGAATTTTCCCCTCAGAATGAACAGGCTGCCAAACACGATTGCCTCTAGTTGTCCAGCCAGTACCCTCTTTCCATGCTGGCGACTTAGCAATCACTTTAAAACCAGCTCCTTTAAGTGATGAGCCTGACTCAGATTCAATTGTGTATGTAATTATTTTTTGCCCACCCATTGCAGCCCAAGCACGCCACGCGCATCGGTATAAAAATGAACAAGCATTTTTGGGCGCGTTATCAAGCACCGTCAATCTTGTCACTTCCATTGTTAAACCGTCATCCAAATGTCTAGATACCGGCCTTCCGACTATTGCCACACCGACAAGACAATCTTGTTCAATTGCCCCAATGCTAAATTTATGCCCTTGCACTTTTTTGTTGTGCCTGTGATGCGTCTCAACAAAAGCGTTTGCATCTGCAAGTGTTAGAGGAATAACTGTCATGCGTTCTTCTCCTTCAAAGCCCGTTCCACGGCTTTTATAAACACCAGCCAGTCAGCAGACATAGCCCCGCACTCAATCGCAATAGCCTCGCGCTCCCACTCGGTCAGCCCTACCCATTGCCGGTTTGAGGAATGCTCTTGAGGAATCTGAGGAATGGTTTGAGGAATGAGCTGTATCCGGTCAAACATCTTCTTGCCCAAGTCGTAGAAGTCCTTGTTTTTTCCAGTGCTGTTGTCTTTCATATCAGCAAGCTCCAAACCCAGATGCCAGTGAAGAAGATCAGGATGCAGACCACGGCCAGCGCTCCCATGATTGCGGTCAGCATTACCGTGCCAACCGTGTGCCATGTATCCGGCACAGGCTCGATGTCAGGT